AGCACCCACGAAAAACCACACGGCTGGCTGCGGTAGACATGTAGTATTTATCACAATAATACGTGCTGGACGAACCGTTAGCACTTCCAACTGGCACCACATCCATATACTTACCATGGGCGACACCTACTATCCATTGATCGTTCGAGGTTTTACCTTTGACAAAACGGGTACTACCGTCAGGCATCCAAATACGCCATTTACCCTGGTTACCACTATCGTTCGGCAAATCAACACCGTCCATCATATCGTATTTATGGCCGTAGATGTCCTCATAGCCAAGGCAACTGATATTGTTTACCTGGGTCACGGCAGGAGAACCATACTCGTCCTGACCACGATACCAGGCATACTGGTGAATAGAGCCATCCACTATGGAATTCGTGATCTTGTTGTTTATTTTATACGCTTCATCATAACCGATCGTATCCTGCATTCCATAAACGGCTGTACCGCCCGTTATGCGGTTGTTCGTATGCTGTCCGCCACCGCATTGTTCCTGACTGTCGCGACGGCCGTACCTTGCATAAAACAGGTTGGCGATACGGGAATGCATCAACGCGTCTATCTGTTGCATGCCACGCTGCTGGCTGTAATAATGGAAGTCGGTCCAGTTCATGTTGGCCGTTGTAGAATTACCCGTTATGCATGAACGCAACTTGCTACCGACCACACTGCTGCCGACTATCGCACAAAGATGTTCCTCGTTGGCCACCCAGTCGGGTTCCATGTCCTCGATCTTCTCACTGTTACTTAGAACTACCTTATCAAACTCGGCCGCGTTTAGAATCGAAAAATGAAGGGCCGTCGCACCATCCGGTACATCGGATATCAAGTACATACCGGCCTCGAACTTCAGACCGATCGTTGGGACTACGATGGTTTTGACCACGTTTCCTGTTCCGTCAACAAATATACTGCCGACCAAACCTGTGCCGGGAACGCTCGGAAAACGCACACGCTTGTAACCTTGCACATCCACCTTGCACACTGAATAAGTCTTGTCCGTGCTATAAGAATCCTTCAACGTGGGTTTGCCGCTCAAAAGTTTGCGCTCCGCCAAGTAGCCGTCCTTGGCCCCTTTTATATCGTCCAGTGTCAGAACGGTCGCTTCGGGGATGGGAGGCATATTGTCGGGACTGTTCGAGCTGTAACAACTGTAATACTTTTCGTTCAGATAGTCATTTATACCCTTACTCCAAAAGAATGGTTCAAACATCATCCAATCACCTTCGCTACTATCCAATTTTGCAGGACTTCCATCATAATACTTATTGCTGTTGGTATCATCCAAAGGACAATAGGTCATCTCGCCGTCCGGATTGTTGATGTCAACCGTCTGGCCGGCCATCTCCACTTTACGGCTCGTCGGCTTCTTCGTTACCTTGGAAAGCGTACGGAAGCGCTTCTTGAAGATCGCCGCTACATGGGCATTCATAACATAAGTATTGCCATACTTATAGCCGGTCTCGTTATCCGGGTTGGAGATATTGGCATCGTCCGGAACGCTTTCGTCCGACTCGATCATGCTGTAGGCAGGCTGTACGATCTCCAGTTCCGGATACCGGTCACGATACCGGTCAGCCTCCTCGTCATCCATGTACTTGGTCAGGCGGAGCTTACCGCGTAATCCGGAATGACGGTTGTCTATCGCTCCGCTTGACGTATAAGTACCGTAGTCGTAATACTTTTCGAGTAGCGCACCGTTATCCTCCATGTCTATCTCGAGAACAAAACGCTCCAGCTTACCGGCTCCGGACTGTTTGGCAGCGTGCAGGCGTTCCAACAAGGCAAACCCGTCAATACCGGGGCAGTTCGCAAAACGGTAGCCGGTAACGTTCGCAATGCTTTCCATATTGAAGCCGTCCTCTGTGAGCTTCGGAAGATGTTCCAAAAACAATTCTTCCAACGTGCCGGGAAGCTCCAGCTTTACAAGCGGAGCACCGGTGGCCAGCTTCAAACGGGTAACGCCTGTGCCCTGCAGGTTCAGTTTCTTCAGGCGGGCTTGCCAGCTCAAATCCAAGGTGGCCGCATTGCCATTGTCACCGTTACGGGCCAAAAGGTTGTTCTCCATATTCAATTCTTCCAGCAAGGCCATGTTGGAGGTGGAGGTCATGAATGAACCGCTGCGATAACCGCTGGCCGTTTCCACGCTCATATCCAGTTTCACAAGTGACGTGAGTAGTCCGAAGTTGAAGCCCACGGCAAAGGCATCCTCATGCCAGACCAGCTCCTTGATACGAGCCGCGCCGATTATCTTCAACGGGTCGTTTTCGCCAAACGTACCTGTCAATCGCAGGGTATGAAGCGTGTCGGCTTCTACCAGTCCACTATCCGCCTGTACACCGTTCGAAGTACTTAGCTGCACACGGTAAGGTATGGTCAAGGCGAACTGCATCGGTTTCAAGACATACCCAGCATCCAAAGAGGCAGTCGATTGATAAAACTGCGCGCCCAAGGTGGACACATAGCCGTATTCCACCTGTTTAAGGTCATAGCGTCTCTTGATGAAGTAACCGCGGTGAGCCTTCAATGAACCTTTCAGACCATACACCTGGGGATACGTTTGCTCCGCGCCGTCGGCACCCACCTTCATCGGGTTCAGGAACGGATAAATATATTTGAAGATGCCGCTCTTGTTGTAAAGCCGGGAACACCACTTCTCCATCTGTTCCTTGTCGAAATGGTCGGAGGCTTTCTGCACGCTGAAAGCCGACATGAAAGAGGAACCGCCGTTATAACCGCTTACCATGATCTCCTCCATCAAATCCCGGAAGTTGGCAAGTACCAGGTTCCAAAGCCAACTGTTATGGCCCTGCATCACATACGCGCCGTTACGCTTGGTCTGGCGGTTGTCGTCATACTCACCCGTTAGGAACGTCTTGTTGTCCGATCCTAATTGGCTATCCCCGTCGTAATAGGTCGTGTACCAAATTACGCCGTCCCACGTACGCAGAAGCATGTTCTTCGCCAACTGGTCCACACCCAAATTAAAGTCAATATACTGGTAATAGGCGATCAGGTAAGGGATATTGAAATACTTCATCGCCTCCTTCTTGAAAGTCGGGCTCTGCCATTTGGCCGACGGGAACTTGTCGCCGTCATCCGTGTAATCCACTCCGGTAAAGGTATGGGTGGCCGTGTCATACTTCATCCGCTTGCAGGCCTCGGTCTCCTTGGCACATGTATAGACGAAAGACATCATACGGTCTACGGCCTTATACATCTTGTCGTACTTGTCGCCGGTACCGAGGTGGTCTTTCAAATTGGGTTCTTCTTCCTCGTCACCGCCACCACCGGACCAGAAGGTATCCTTCGGGTGATTGAACTCAAAGCCGCCGTCGAAGTTGGTATCCATAAAGTCGGTATGGTCCGCTTCACCGGACGGCAGCCAATGGAACAGGCACAGGTCGTTCGAGTTGTTCAGCGTCTCAATACAGATCGGCAGGTACTCCTTCTTTCCGTCCTCGCCGGCTTCCAGATAATCCAAAGTATCGCCCTCGCCCCAGGTCTCAGAACCGATGGTATCGTCCTGGCCGAAGATCGGGTAACTGTCGCTTTTCTCGTTGTTCATATTGTATTGGCCGTAATATATGAGGTCTTCGTCTTCCGATTTGGCTACAAAGAGGTCGCACGGCATTCCGTCAATCGCTGAACGGATATCCTCTTTCAGATTATGATCCTCGGCGTACCGTTGGGCGGGAGTCAGCAATCCCATTTCTTTTAATCCGTTATGAATGAATTTCGCGCCACCGGTATTCGTAGTCATGGAAGAATCGGAGAAATCGCACTTCGGGCACGCCAGCTTCGCACCAACGGAGTTTTCACGCAACTTAAACAGGTTTTTCTTGCCTTCGGTAATTACAGGATCGGCTTGGGTACCGTTGCCGTCGATTTCTCCGTAACTCAGCGTTACTATCCATCCGCTCGCCGTTTTTTGAAAATAGAAGCGGAGATTCTTGCGGGCGTAGTTCACCGAGGATGTCCCCTGGATACGCACATAAGCATTCTTCAGGATGAAGTCCAACTTCCGGTTCTCACCGTTGTAGAAACGGATTTCCCTCACCAGTTTGTTCGCCTTCTTGTCATTCAGTTGCGCCAGCGCATCCATCACGTTCAGCGTGTCGCTCTCACCGGGAACCTCGCTACCCACGGAACCCGAACCGATCAGCACCAGGATAGAGTTCTTACGCTTCGCTATTATCCCCATCAGCTTGTCCTTGCTCACCGTATCCCCCTCGCTCAGCACACGGTTTTCCTCGTCAAGCGTGCGCACGCCTTTCTCCTCCCCGGTATCTTCAAGGTGGTTCCGGTCCACTATATAGTTATTCAGCACCTCGTCATCCGTCAATGCCTTGTTATAGACGCGGACGCTTTTCACGGACAAATCGGCACCGGTGGAGTTAAACTCCAGTTCGCTCTGGATGTCGAAATTCACTTTGTCCAGCCATTTGGAGGCCGCCGACTCCTCGCCGTTCACATAAAAGCCGATGAGCGTCCGTTGCTCGTTCGTCTCCGTGACCGGATAGAACACGTAAGTGATCCTGATGTTCTTGCCCGGCTCGAACTTCGTTCCCACCGAGTCCTCATAGCGGATCACCTCACCGGCATCCACCGCCTCGGTCACTACGCCGGTCAGAAACTTGGCTTCTTCGGGAGTGACGACCAAACCGTAACGGTTGCCGTTCGAGAGTCTGCCCAGACAGGTGATCAGTTCGGCTTTCGTATCCGTTACGTTATCGGTGCTATATTCGATTTCCAGCGTCATGCCCACGTCGCGGATGCTGTGCCCGACCGGTTTGTCCGCCTCGTTAAAAGGGCGGTAACCGCCATCGGCCGTAAGCGTCATACCGGCACCGTTGCTGAGCAGCAGACGGTCTTTATGCCAGCCCGAACCGGCACCGTTCTGGTTTACGCTCCAAAGCATATCCTTAAACGTCATGTATTTGTCTCCGCTTACCCAGGAAGCGGCGTTGTTCTCCGTATTACTACGCCCAAAAGCATCGAACGTACAGACCGCGTCAGGTGACAATGTGGCCTCTATGTCCGGATGCGAGGTTGTTATCACGTTCAGTGTGACTTCCGCCGGGCCGCAGGTCAATGTATAGCCTTGCGGCTCGGTGTTGACGTTCGTCTTTCCGTAACTTCCCGATTCGCCACGTAGCAGGAGGTCCTCTTTCAGCCTGGTGCCCGCACTCTCCACCTTGACGGTCGCAATGTTGCTTAGACGATCATAGGCGGCATAAGTAAAACTCCATGCCGTGAATTGTTCGGCATTCAATGCCGGCTTCTTCCAGTCCGTTTGAAAACCGCTTGAGACATGGTTGAACATCATTCCAACGTAGTTCGATACACCGCCCGCCTTCAGCAAGGAGATATAATGCACACGGCTCATGACACCGGAGTTCTCATGTATGGCGTAGGCCTCGACCACGTTCAACCCTTCCTGCATAACAGAAAGCGGGACGGAGATATTCTTCGATTGCAAGCCCGAACCGGAAGACAATTGCAATGTGGACGGCACGCCGCCGTTCAAACGCCAGTAGATATTCTTTTCACCCGTTGTCCCTTTTATCGTGAACGGGATATTCACGTCATTTTTGTAGCCACCATCTGCCACACCGTTACCTACGTTGTAGGTGGTTTCCATCGTCATCGCGACCATTGTCAGACGGGCGGTGGCTGTTTTGCTCAACGTCTCGCCCCCGTATGTCGCCCGTGCTTCCACTTGTACAGTATAGGTGGTGGCATCCTCCAGGTATTTGGACACATCAAAGGTGTACGCCTGTCCGGCGGTCACGCCCGTGAATTCCGTATCCTTGAAGTCGGAAAGTACCGATGAACCGCGTTTTACGATAAGCCGTGCCTTTAAATCCGAATAACCGCCGACCTCGCTGCCACCGACCGTTCCGACATTAACCGTATAGCGCACCGTCAGGCCTGTACCCAGGGCAAGGTATTGCGAATCCGGAAGGGCGGCACCAGTACCATCGGTCAGGTCGATGTTTACAACGACCTTGTCATCATCCGTGTATTTGGAAAAACGGATTTCTTTTTTGGTTTCCCCTCCTTGGTCATTCTTTTGGGTGACACCCATGACATACTGGGTGCCGTCCGGACTTTCGCCTACCTCTATGTCCGTCACCGTCCCGATCAATGCGCCTGCCACCGCACCCGATGTGGGCGGCTTGGTCTCGCCCGGTGTCACCTCTTCCACCGGGGTCGTGTTCTCATCTATCTGTTTGATGTAGTTCTCCACCAAACGGCCACTGACGGGAAGGTTACCGGTGGATTTGTCACCGCCCCAATTGGTGTTCTTCATATCCAACCCGTCTTCGTCATATACTTTCTTTGCCATATCGTTATTCTTTAAAAGTTATTTCATCCGTTTCCATCCATCCGTTCGGCTCCAGGGTTTGTCACTGCGCCAAAAGCCCGCACCGAAACAACTCCTTATCGCCTGCCAAACCAACTTGGCCCCTATATAGACCGCCGCTACTACCCGTTCGCCTACGCGGATGGCCGTCACCTCTTTGTTTCCAACGCTTATCATACCTATTCCTCCTCGTAAATCAGGTAGATGGTCTTGCCGTCCTTTTCCGGGAGACTTTCAAAGTCTTCCTCGGTCATCTCCTTATGTTTGTAACCTTGGGCTATCGCATCCTCGGCATTCTTCGCGGCCGCCTCTGCCTTTTTAGCGGATTCATTTGCTGTTTGGATAGCTTTCTTGGTCTCCTGGGTGGCTGTTTCCATTTCGGGAGCCAGCTCCTCCACCCTTTCAGCGGCCTCGATCGCCCTTGCCGCCGCGTCATCGGCAGGTTTGCTCAGCAAGGTGATCGGAACGCTCACCAGCTTGTCCCCTTTCTGCGCAGGAAGAGATTTAACCCCACTCAGCGAACCGACCGTTTCAAGGGATTCAACACTCTTGGATTCCGCTTTTATCGCCTCCAGTACTTGATTAATATCCGATTCTGTCAGTGCCATATCAATGCCCTCCTTCCTCTATCAGTTCATGAACCTGTCCATAACCGCCCGCCGTCAGGCATTCGCCACAGACTTCCTTAATGAGCGTGCCTTCCTCAGTGGTGATCTCCAGCACACCATCGTTTTGAATGATACGCTGGCACAGGACGTAAGCCTTGAACTTCTCATCCCGCGCCACGGGCTTGTCCTTTCCGTAATTGAACAGGGCCTCTGCCACGGACATGGCGATATTGTCACCCACAAGCTCCTGACCGTCATAATTCTTGAATGTCTTATTGAAATCTACTATCATATTCTTTTCGCTTTAAGTTGTTACACAAATCACTCGTCGGCCGACGCGTCGTACTCCCTCGCTTTCCGGAAACCGACACAGATGCCGTTCACAAACACGAACCACGTGTCGCTGTCATCGATTCGCACCGCACCGTTCATTCCGCCCTTGATGTTCCCTTTGGAGCTTTTGGAGAAATACCCGCTCGAAAACAGATACCCGTCGAACCAGCCGGCCCATACCGTGTTACCACTGGGATAGGTCTGTGTCGGCTGGCTTGAGGCATAGATCGCCGCAGAGTTTGACGTACGTCCGACAGCCTTCACTCCAAAGCGACCGGTAGTGGCCGCTCCGAATGAGACGTCCACGACTCCTTCCAGCGAGGACTGGGAGATGCCAAGCTTCAAACTGCGGGAATCATTCCCGAAATAATCGTAACCTTTCCAATTCAAACGACCGGATTCAATAGTAAAACCACCTATCTTGCCGCCGCTTGCCTTGACGGTCCCGCTGATATTCGCGTTCCGGGTCTCGATGCTCCCGTCCGCGAGGACCTTGAAATTGCTGTTCGCCGTAACAAGCCCCTCCAGCTTGATCTGGTCGGCTTTAATGGTGACACCGGAAACAAGGTTTCCGAACTCGTCCTTGGTGACATAAACCTTCAGTTCCGCCTTCTTCACGAGGCCATTGCTTGTAACGCCTTCGGCGAATAGCTTGGAAAAATTAGCAGTCGTTACCAATCCTGATTTATTCCTCAATTCCCCGTTCTCATCGAAATGGACAGAAATCAGCCTGTTGTATTTCGCCGTCGTAATAATTGAGGATGCTTCCAGTACATTGCCGTCCTTGTCAAAATTCGCAGCGGCAATCCTGAGCATTTTGTCCGACTGGTCGAAGAACGTGGCATACTTGTAGGCCAAAGCATCCGTGCGATCTGTCGAGAACACCAATAAGGACACTTGGATAACACCCGTGAACGACAGCTTGAAATCGCCGGTCCCGTTCCACAGCCCGGAATGGTTGAGCACCTTTTCTCCGCCTACCGGCAAATCGCCGTCGTAAGCGAACATATTGAAGTTCTCGTATCCGTTCTTGTTGGAATTGATAAACTCGATACGCAGGTGCCCGGCCTCGATCACCTTGTAATGGAAGGACAGGTAGACATAGCCCGGAATACGAAGCCCGTCCCCGTTCAACTCCTTGAAATCGGGAATCGTGCGAAAATCCCCATTCTTCTGCATGATATAGCTGTTCGTTATACGGACGTAAGGAACCTTGCCGGTCTTTACGACCTCCACGTTGCCGTTCTCGCTCGACGCTAACAGTTTGTTACCGGCAAGAATCCACTTGCCGCCGAAAGTCAAAAATGCCGCCTTATATCCGCTGATCCATTTACTCATCCCTTCGGTAAACGTGGTGTTTCCGAAAAAGCTCTGCTCCTCCCTCACCTCGTCACGCAGGCCCTCCACGGCAGACTGTATCTTACCCTCCGTAATTTCAAATTTCGTCAGGATATCCTCGCCGGTCATGAGGACAAACGTACCTTTCAGATATACGTTGTCGCCATAAAGACCGTTCCCGTGCGGCTGGCTATTCGCCGGGAAAGCGCTGTCCTTGATACCGTCGAGATTACCCACCCGGCAGCGCAAACAGCCGTTGAAGTTTTTCGCATTCACGCCATCCAGTATATCAACACGCGGCTGGCCGTCCTCGGTGGCCGATATGCTGATCAGGTTCTGCCGGAGCGGGTTTTCCGTGTTACCCATCAGGACGCACTCATCACCCTCTTTCGGTTCCGTCCCGCCAAACTCCCTCTGAGGCACCGTTATCCCTTCTGCGTCGCCTTCCGACACTTCCACCCAGTAACCCCGAATCTCCGCCCCCGTAAAAACGGCACAACGCATCAGGTCGTGCGCCACGAACGTGTTCTCCTGCTCAAAGATGATGCGATAATTGTTTCCGTCCTTGACCACGGTCTTGATCTTACCGTTGGCAGCGGAAACAACCAACTGCCCTCTTACACTGCGAACCGTTTCTATGAGTAGTTCCAGGGCCACCAACGTCTGCCGGATGGTCGCCTTGTCGATTGTAAGGTTGGAAAGTCCCGTTATTTTATCTATCCATATCTGCCAGCCCTCGCCGAACATGCCATCCACGAAACGGGTGCTCCGGAGCAGTTCACGGATGACCGCCGTCAGGAACTCGGCGTTCCCGTCGCCGTCAACATTACCCCCGGATTCACCGGCTTTGTAATTTCCAAAATAAGCCCCTTTCAGGAAACCGATCACCTCGGCCGCGGTATCCCGATGACGTTTGCTCAGGAATTCCTTCTGGCTTCTTTTCGCCGAGAAAAGATTGTTATCGGTCGGCAGCGTATTATCGAAGCTCCGGATAATATCGGGAAGCCCGGAACTTTCTGCCTTGGCTTTCGTATAGCTTTTTAATTCCCCTATGCTGTCGTTTACCCTGTCGAATTTCGATACCTGCAGGGCATCGCTGATCTCCAGGTCCATCTCTCCGGGAAGGTTTACCTTACGGGTGATCTTCGTAATGCGGCTCCTGCGGTAGCCGTCCTTCGGGAAGTACTCGGCACTCTCCAATTTTACGCGCCGGCCGACAAACAAATCGGCCTCCTGCTGCTCGATCCACACGTGGTCTGTCGGAGCCTTGTAAGCCGCGATGTCCAACCAGTGGTCCCTGTTGTATTCGTCCACCGCGGCCGCAAATTCCTCCTCCGCCAACCGATAATATTCGTCCGGCATCCGGATGTTCCAAAGGATATAGGTATCCCCCACCTTCGGAACAAGCTTGCCGCCTGGAAGCTGCGTGTCATCGCCGTAAGGCCAGATCGTGATGATCTCAAACTCACGGGTGGTACTGTCAAAATTCACCTCAAAATAATGGTCGTCCCCCTCTCCCAGCCCGGAAAGGTCGCCGCTCTGGAAGGAAACACGTTTCGTCTCCCCCGCCAGCTCGTAACTGTTCGGATCGAAGTCCAGTTCTCCGTCCTTGAAATAATAGACAGTGAACACCTTCCCGTTCTCGTCCTTCACATCTTCACTGCGCACGCTGCTTACCGTGCCGGTTCTTCGGGGATAAATAGCGCTGAAGGCGTTCTGTTCGTAGTGGTCATAGATACCGTACTCGTCCACACCCACCTCGACGTACTTCTTTTTTCCCGGAAGCATCAGACGAGGGCTACCGTACTTCGCCGCGTCGATGTTCCGGCTGCTGCCGATCGGAAAAAGACGCGTGTAGAACTTCGCCGTGTTGCCCGTATCCCGTTCCAGGGAGGTAAGCCCCTTGCCGTATCCCAGCGTGATCTCCTCTCCGTGTTCGCAGCGGCACACGTTCACCGTCTGACCCTCGACCCACCACTCGGCCTTGCCTCCCACCTTGCCGGCGATCTCCTTCAGGGCCTGGTCGCAATACATGCCCTCATAGTCAATCACGATAAGGTCGGTACCATCAACCTGCCCCACTTTCCAGTCGGTAATGTTACCCATGCCGTCGTTGATGGCCTTCACCACCATCGCCACATGGTCCCGCGGCATGGCAGTCAGCGTGAACAGGGGGTTGGTGTCACCGTCGGTGGTTTCCAGTACGAGAAAACGCCTGATCAGGCTCTCGATACCGTACAGCTTCAGGTTATATTCCCACTCGCTCCCGCTTTTCTCTTTCGGGGTGTACCGCTCGGTCAGCCAGTACCGCTCGCCCATGTAGTCCGTGAAGTCACCCACGTCAAGGGGGATATGGGCATAATGCGTGAAGGAAAGCGCCAGCACGTTGTCGCCCTGCACCTCCTTGCTCTGCGTCGAACTGTCGCTTGCTGCCACGTCCGCACGCTTGGCCCCGGCTTTATCGTATATCGTCAGAAGCATATTCGAATCGTCTTTGAATGGTTATATAATCGGTACCGGCTCGCGGAACTTCACCTTGAATTTCCCGGCGTGGACCCCTTCCTTCCACAAATAGGTCAGCGGGGTGAACTTCGGGCTGTCCGTGTATCTCACACGCAGTGTCAGATCAAGCTGGGGAAACGCGATATCGAGCCACCCGTCTTTCCCTTTCTTCAAGAAATTGATGAACGCGAAGTATTTCCGTAGCCATCCCTCCTTCGTCTTGTTATACAGGGCAAAATGCAGCGTCACGTCACGCGCCTCATTCCTCGGGGTAAGCACCGGGCTGTATTTCTCCCCGTCCTCCTCCCGTATGTCCACGGCCGTCTCCTTCTTCGTTTTGCTCGGGGTCAGGATCGCCGAGAGGTTCTCCATGCCCCCGCGTCGGTCCTCCACAAGGAACACGCCGTATTCCGTCCAGATATCCGTGCCGTTCACCAGCACCAGCCCGCCCAATATATCTGCCATGTCATTTCACTTTTAGTCCGTCACGTATCATTTTCTTTATCTCCTCCTTTATCTCGGCAAGGTGTGCCGCACTGGAACCGGTATTCTCCTCGATTCGGGCAAGGTGTCCCTCGGCGGCATTCATTTTGTCGATGACATTCTCCATTTTATCATCGATACTCGACCAATGCTGCAGACCACTTGTGAACATACCTTCCAGTTTCGTGCCCTGATCCTGTGTCATGGCGTTGAATCCACCGGCTTTCGCACTTTGGCTTGTACCGTTCTCTGTCGGATCAATGCCAAGCGTTTCCATAAGGGCATTACGGTCGGCTATCGCGTCGGAAACTATTTTCTCATACTCACTGCGCAAGTCGTCCGCTTCTGCCGAACTCATAGAGCCGTCCTTCATCGAATCGGCAAAGTTTTTGTACCATTTGCGCAGCCTGTTGGAATACTCCTCGCTCATCAAACCCTCGACCACCGCCTCCAGCAGGGTTTCATCCAGGTCCTCGGCAAAAGCATCAGCATCGGACTTCATGTCCAGCAGCATGTTCTTGAAGTTGCCCCGCACGCTGTCGAACGAGACACCGGTCAGCTTCTCGTAATAGGCCTCCTGCAGATCTTCCAGCTGTTTGTAGTAGTCGATGTATTCGTCCATGTACTGGGCCGCGTTCTCGTGGCCGTCGTCAGCATGGGACTTGATTTTTGAATACAGGTCGGTAGCTTCATCGGCGACCCTGGCCATCTCCTCGCTGCTCAGACTCCAGAAGTCACCCGCACTGCCGATACGCCTGCCCACGACATCACTGATACGATCCCAGTCGGAACCGGACATGGCATCGTTTATCTTCGCATTAGAAGAATGGGAACCGCCTATGCCGAGAAAACCGTTACTGTAAGCAGCACCGGATCGGCGCATCATCTCCTGTGTGTTCTCCATCTGCTCCTCGAGGAGTTGCTTCTGCCGTTCGTACACGTCCGAAGCATCGGAGACGGCCGTCTCGTCCATCTTGTCGGCCAAATTGTCGATACTCCGTTTCAGGTCTTCGTTGCTTGCCGTCAGATATTCGATATCCTCATGCAGGGTCTTGTCACTTTCACCACTGCCAAACAAGGACGAAAAGCCGCCAAAGGTCAACGCATCGAATATCTTGCCCACCCCCTGCAGGAGCGACTCGCCGATGGTCACGAACAGGTCACCGGAAAGCACGTCGTCAAGAATGCCGCCGACGGCGTTGAATACCGCGTCGAGCAGGCCGCCGACGACCACGCTCAAACCGTCCTTGAACAGGTCGATGATGCTCACAATCCAGCCGACAATGGGAACGTCCTCCAGCGTGTCGGACACTTTGCCGAAAGCCTCACCCAGTTTGCCGTCCAGTTCTTTCGCGCCTTTGCCGAGCGTGATCAGTCCGTTATAGGCACCGCTGATGCTGCCGGAGGCGATTTGCTGCAAGCCGTCCCGCACATTATCCATACTTGTCTTAAGTCCGTTTGCCGTAGTGGAAAGGGACTGCTGTGCGTTGTTGGCCGTTTCCTGAAGGGTGTTTATATTCTCACTCGCGGCATCGGCATTCGCCTGCGCCGTTTCCAGGGACTGCCGGGCGGCTTCCTTTTCCTCTTCCGTTCCGGACTTCTGCGCCTGTATGTACTCCTGCTGTGCGGAAATGAGTGCGGCATATATATCCGCATATTCGGCCTGCGCATCCTTCAGTTCCGAAAGGGCGTTCTGATAGGCGGTGACTTCGGTCCCCAGTTTTTTGAAGCTGACCTTGTCCGCACCGCCCAGTGACTGTTCCATTTGCCGGACAGCTGCGACAAGTGCCTCCTGGCTGGCATGGTCGGCGTTTTGGAATTCATCGGTTTGCATGTATTTTTTCGCATCTTCCAATACGGGTTTTATCATATCGGAAAACATGCCGCCGAATTCACCGAAGACGGTACCCCAGTCGATTTTCGCCTTCAGTTCCTGTGCTTCGATACCTGCCAGCCTGCTGTCGCGTTCAACGCCCAGGGACAGTCTCTCACCCTCGCCCGCGGCATTCCGTATCTTCTCTGCATACTCCTCGGCAATGGCAAGTTTTTGCTGCTGGAAAGTACCGTATTCTTTCAGGTGGTCGCGCATGGCATCGAATTCAGCCTTATATACTTCGGCCACCGCCTGCTGCCTTTTCTGCAAGTTCAGCGAACTGGCATTGTCGATGTCCTCCTGCTGCGCCCCGGTCAGTCCGGAACCCTTTCCGGATTCCTTATTGAGTTTCGCAAGTTGTTCGGCATCCCGTTTGATTTCCGCCTTCCGTTCCTCGTAGTCAAAATTGATCTGTTCCAATTTTTTGCGTGTGCCGTCCTTTTGAAGGTTGATTTCATCCTGCTGGTTTTTTCTTTGCAGGGAAAGCGTCTCCTCGGAAAGACGCTGCTCCGCCTTCAGACGTTTCGCCGCTTCCTGTTCGGGGGTTGTCCGGGGTTTATCCGGCTGGACATATCCTCCTATACCGGTTGTCTTGCCAAGCTCGGCAGCTTCCCGGGTCAGTTGCTCCGCCTCTTTTAAAAAGCCGTCCCTTTTATTTTGTGCGTTTTGCAGCAGGTCATCATACGCTTTCCGGTTATGCTCGTCAATGGCCGCCTGGGCGTCATAGAACTGCCCGGCATCAGCCATCGAGGACTGGATCATGTACTGTCCCATCTTACCGAAGAAACCCATCGCGCTCTCGGCATCCTCCGGTGACTGGGACTTTATCTTGTTGACTTCCTCATCGGCTTCCACCGCCTTGCTTACCATAGCCTGAGCCTTGGCCTGAAGGAAAAGCATCTGGATATAATCCGCGCTTTTCTGTGTCAGGATGTCGTACCACTGGGCAATGGAGTCATAATACCCGAACGCCTCGCCATATTTACGGTTCAGTTCCTCAACCTTGGCCTTTTCCTGTTCCTTGCTGCCGGTAAAGTCCTTCAGGCTGGCGATGACGGAGTCTATCTCGAAGCGTACCCGTACCATTTCGGCACGTCCGTCCTTTTCTATCTCCGCCATTTCCTTGAGTGATAGTTTGAACTCCTCCACGCCCTTTTTGGCACTGAACAAGTCTTTCGTCCACTCGGTAATCTCCTTGCCGTACATGACAAGGAGCATGATACCGGTAGTCATGGCTGTCTGCCAGGAGAACAGGGAAGAGAGCACCTGCTTCCATACCGGCGTACCTTTCTGTCCCGCCTTCATCAGGGCGTCGTACTCTTTCCGGGCACGGCCCAGTTCGTCAGCGAATATTGGCAGGTTGTTGCTGATGGCCAGGAAAAACATCTGCGGCCCCATAGCCAGCGAGGGCATCTCACGGGCGATCTGCTGGATACTGTTGTGCAAACCATTAAACTGTCGCTGCGCATTGGGCACATCCGGCGGGGTGACCTGTACGGATTCCGATTCCGCCTGCAGCTTTTTCAATTCCCCCCGCAATACCTCAAGCCGCTTTTCCAACGCGTTAATCTGTGCGATATTCGCATTTTGGTCAAGGCCGGGGAGTCCTGCCGCGCTGACAAGGCGCAGCCTTTCCAGTTCCGCATCCAGCAGCCGGATGACATTCTGGAGCTCCAGCGCCTCACGCTCGGCTTTGTTCATGCCGGGCGTAAGACTATCCTTCATTAAAAATTCAACTTCTACAGGTTTGC